CTTTGCTGCTTTCTTTTTTAAGTTATACCCACCACGACTTTTGCCAGTAGCACCTACGTTAGGTTCTTGGGGATTTTTCTTTGGGGCTTTTCCATTATTTCTATTTGGGTTACGAGTTCCGCCACCCTTGCCACCTTTACCTTTAGCCATTATTCTCCTTGTCTAAACTATGAGTATACCACCAATATTTACATTTATCTGGGCAACATACATAATCCATATATTCTTTTGTTTCATCTTCAAACTTTACATAATGAATAGGATCTTTTAAATATAAATTTGCCCTATGAGTTATAGTTAATGCTGGTTTATTAATCCAGTCAGGTGTTTTAATGCTTGGCTTAATCTTATGTTTAGTTATTAATTCTTTAGAAGATTCTAAGACTGTATCTTTATACCCTCGTCTAGACCATTCTGTACAGATAGCGGTTTGGTATACATATAATTGAAACTCATATCCTTCCCACATTCTGGTGGCTGGATGATTACGCCACCCTTTACTTTCACCAAGGAGTGCTTTAAGTATTTGATATGTTTCTACTCTTTGCTTACCTAATCTTTTTACATCTAAACACTTTGCTGTTTGATCATACTGTGAACCATACGGCATAAATGTTTGCATTATACTTCCAAATCTAATGGTGTAGGAGCGGTAATTAGTGTACCACATTCATTGCACTCTGCGTCAAGCATATATTGTTCAATATTATATTCTTTATCAAATGTAACTAAAACTTTAAATATATTAGTGCCACACTCTGGGCAAGCACCAGTAGGAATACCTCTAGCGTTGATTGGCATTATATCTATCTAATCTATTTTGTAACACTTGTCTATCATATTCGTCAGAGGAGTGTAAAAAGAAATTAACAACTTCTTCTGTATTTAAATAATCTATATCTATTCTTTGACCAAATTTTTTAATAAAGGCCTGATGAATTGTCTGGGCCTTTGGATCGTTTAACATTAAACTTCTTTCTTATGTGTTTCATTATGTCTTCTTCCGTTAATAAAAGAAGAGAACTTATTATTATTATACCCGCTAATAGTTGCCAAGTCAAGAGCCTTTTCTAGTATCTGACCAAGTAGCCCAGTTAACCGAGGTCGTCTTAATCTTTTCTGCAAAGGTCATGCCACATGTGCAAGCAATATCTTTTAATCTTTTGCAATCTTCACAGTAATTTGATTCAGACATAAATACTATTATACCTCCAATAGGTGTTTTAGGCAACCCTCCAGCCATAAAACCTCTAGCCCTAGATCACCTAGACTAGATTCCCCCCAGTATTAATTTGCTTTCTTATCTACTGAGTTAAATGCATTATTGATTTCATCAATGCTAAGTCTTCCATCATCAATGAATCCTCGTGCTAGTTTTTCAACTACTGTAGCAACACCTAGAGTTCCTGCAAGAATTATTGCACTCATGGTATCGATACCGATTATTGCACCAGCACCAATAACTCCAAGCCCATTGGCTGCAAATACAGCGATTATTCTAAGAAGAATATTTTTAATACCACTGACTGCTCCCATTGCCTTTTCGTCATCTAATTTTGTTTCTTTTGCCATTATTCGTCTCCTTCCCTTATTCGTATAGTTACTAGCCATACGATTAAGACAGTTATAATTGCATACCCTACGATAGTTTTTGCACTACCTTCAAGTACTAGCCATGCTGCGAACATACCTAGTAATGTCCACAATTGGTTTAATGTTTCTACAAATGCTTCTACTAGCCATGCCCATATAAATTTAACTAACTTTACTGCTTTTTCAAATACCCATACAATTAATTTCCAGGTATTAATAAATACCCATTTAATTGCATTCCAGATACTTGTAATAATCCAGGTAATAACTTGAGTACCTTCATTAATTACTCCAACTATTACTTTGTATATACCTTTAAGTACCTTCCAAACAAGATTAAGAACATATTTAATTACCGCCCAAACCTTGATTAGAATAAACTTAACTAGGTTTATGGGTAACATAACTACAAACTTAACTGCTTTGAAGATAAATTTAAAAGGTTTTAATATTGCCTTTATCATGTTATCCTCCTTATTTCTGCTCTTGCATTCATCTGTACTATGCTTGAAGACATTGCTACAGATCCTATTAATTGACCCACAATAACTGTTGCAACAACAACTGTTTGTGAGTCCTCTCTTTCTTCTTCTGTCATATCAGCACCCAATTGTCCAAGTGCTTCTAACACTTGTCCTGGATCTGATACAAACTCTCCTAATAAGGCTGCAGGATCTGACAGTTGTTCAAATACAACTGCAACACCTGCTTCTAATTCAACACCTTCACGGTATTCAATTATTTGATTCTCATCTAATTGTTCTAAAAATTCTAAAGTTTGTTCATCATTTAATCCTTCAATTAAATCTGCTACTGGCATTGCCTCATCTACTTCATAGTTTTGAATTAATAATTCTGCAATGTTTTCTAACTGTTCATCTGTAATTTCTTCTTCATTAACTAATAGTTCTTCAATTGCATTATTCATTTCTTCTTCAACTGCTATAATTTCTTCTATAGGAGTTGGTTCTGATGAAGGTTCTAAAATTTGTTCTTCTTCCACTGGTGTTTCTTCTTGGACTTCTTCTACTGGTTCGTCAGTTGGTATCACAACAGGTTCTTCAGTTGGACCTGGATCAATTGGATCAGGATTTGGAGTCTGAGTTTCTGTAGGACTTGGCTCTGGACTAGGCTCTATTGTTTCTGTAGGCGTAGGAGTAGGTGTAGGGCTTTCTGAAGGTGTTTCAGTAGGTGTTGGTGTAGGCGTTGGCGTAGGTGTTGGTGTAGGCGTAGGTGTTGGAGTTATTGTAGGACTTGGTGTAGGACTTGGAGCAGGTGGCTGAGTAATAGTTTGAACACTTAATGGCTGAATTGGACCATTTTGAATATATCTAGCACCATATCTTGCACCTGCTGGTGCATTAGAACTTACTTGATAAGTTGGAGTCCAAGTGTAATTAACTGGATTTACTTCCGCTAACATTCTAATATAAACAGGTTCTCCAGTTGTTTGACCCCATACCATTACTTTCCAGTCAACACATATAGATGTTGCAGTTGAACCATATCTAACATAAAGATTATTTCCATATCCCCAACCAGGACTCCATATTCCAGGAGTTTCTTGATTTGGGAATGCATGATAATCCCAAGATCCAATCGATATAGATGGGCTTGGTGGGTATGTCCAAAACGTATAATCTCCTACACCAAATGTAATAGTTCCTTTTGGACTTACATAAATATTATTTGTATAAACAGTATCTCCCCATTTAAGAGGAGTATTTAAATTCATTAAAAACGCTTGATCGCCACCGTTTACCTGATAGGTATCACATGGTGCTACGTTTGCATTTGTTTGGGGTACAAAAGAAAAGAATAATGCCAATAGTATTGGTACTAAAAGCATTATTCTTATTTTAAGTCTTCTTTTATTAACCTTTCTTCACTCCAAGGCAATATATGCCTACTTGTATTATACTTTATTATTTAAAAATATATTACATTATGAGTTAAGAATTGCTGTTGGATCAATATCTTTTCCTGCTGACCAACGAATGTTGTCACGCATTTCAAAATGTAAGTGTGGTCCAGAAGAATTTCCTGTGTTTCCACTTAATCCAATTTGTTGACCCTTAGTTACTTTATCTCCTGCTTTTACATCAAGTTTTGACAGATGTGCATAAATTACCCATCCACCTTCAACTTTTTGCACTGCTTGAGTTCCGTATGATTTGCCCCAGTTTGCTGGTTCAATCTTTCCGTCTGCAACTGCAAGTACTGGTGTTCCTGTTTTAACTGCATAGTCGACCCCAGTATGATAGCCTTTCGACCACATCTTACCTAGTTTTTTGTATGCTGTTGTAATCTTTCCATCTTTAATTGGTGATGCCATTATAATATCAGTCCTTTGAATTGTCTTATTTCAGAAACAATATCTGATGATCCGTTATGGTAAACCATGCATGAAATTGGTGTGTCTGGTTTAGCATTAAAAAACCATGAGAGTGTAAATTGTACAGACTCAACATCTGCAGGAATTGCATATGTGTTTGTTCCAGTAGTATCATTTTTACCCTTATAATCTCTTGAGTAGTTCATCTTTACATATGTTGGTCTACCTGTTTTTGGCAGAGTCAAATGTAGTTGTGCTTCCCAAAAGCAATGACCTTCTTGTGTTGGAACAATTGCATCTTTTCCATTTAACACCATTGGTTGCCATTTTTTAGGCTTAAATGATTGTTTTACTTTATCGTCTTTCCATTGAATATACATTCCCATTTATTGTCTCCTAATAAATAAAATAGAGGGCAGATTTATCCACCCTCTATCATTATATCTTAGATTATTATAACCAAGGATCTTCTTGTGTTGAGTTTGGAACTGACACTTCGTCACCTTTGGTTTCCCAAGGATTGTCCTTTGATTTTTTTGCTGTCTTTGAGGTTAGTGATACGCCTACATCTGAAGCCTCAATTTCATAAGCATGACCATTTGTACCATCATTCTTTTTGAATTCATGATACTTGATTTTGCCTGTGACGATAACTCTATCGCCTTTTTTAAGTGAAGAAGCCATATGTTTACCTAAACTTCTCCAGGCAGATACATTGTAATATGCTGTATCTGTATCTTTCCATCCGCCCTTTCCATCTGGAATGCGGTCTGAACATGCAACACGAATATTTGTTACATTCTTATCTGGTCCAAAATCTTTTGATTCTGGATCTCTTACTAGATTTCCTACAATTGTTGTAATTGCTGGCATATCTTTTACCTCTCTCTGATTTTACTTACTCGGATATTTTACATCTAAGATAGGGTCTAATGCAACCTTTGCACCTAGATTTTCCAATGCCTTCTTTACTTGATTTAAGTATTGAATGCACTGAAATCTTTCAGAGTCGTTATAGTGTTTCCACTGACTCTCATAAAATTGTATCGTAAGAAAGGTATCATAGTCAAGTATGTCTATCTTAAATTCTTTTGGTGCTCTAAAAGATCTAACTGCTTTTCTCATTAACTCTGTATACATTAATTATCCATAACTATTCCAGACCATACATTAAACCAGTCTTCTTTTGTTTTATGAGAATTAAACTCTTTAGATATTTTTCCACCCTCAAAATAAACTCCACCCCATACGCCCCACTCTTGGTTGCTTACAGCATATGCTAGGCATTGTCTTTGTGCTGGACATCTTATACATAGTGAATCAACGTATGATGCTGTTTCTTTATTTTCTTCATATTTATCAAAAAATAAATTTGTGTCCATGTCAAGACACTGTGCGTTTTGATCAAACTTGTACATGTGTTAGATACCTATCTGGGATAATCCACACACCATATTCCACCATGTTAAATGTGTATTTAGTTTGCCATCTATTGTTCCTAAATACTCCATTCTTTGTAAAGTATCCATCATCATCCGTATATACGACAACTGTCCAATTGTCCCATTCCATATCTGGATTTGACTTTACAATAGATTCCATTTTATCAATATTATCTATTTTCATTTAAAAAATCCTCATTTTCTAAAGTAGGTATATTACCATTTAAATAAATAAAAGTTAAGGTAGTAAGAAATAGTTGAAATACAACCATTAATATAAATCCAATTTGAGATGTTGCTATTCCATATAAAACTAAAACAGTGTTAAACATTACAAAGGTTAGCATTATAAATAAGAATAATAATCTATTTCCTCTACCGCCAAATACTGCTAAGGTCATTGAGATTAAAAACAAAGCATAAAAAAAGAATACTATCATAGACCAAGTGCTAAGATTAATATCTAAAAATTCCAACTTCACACCCTTCTATGTCTTGTGCTTTTTGAACTAACCTTGATAAAGACTCTTTTGGTAGACTAAAGAAAGCATAATAATTTACATAGGATAAATTTTCTGCAATCCATGCTGGGCTTGCTTTTGAAAAACTAACTTTAAATCCTTTTTGTCTTAGGTAATTTTCTGATGAATTACAAAATGCTGCTGTAAAACTGTTTATTTTATGTGGACCAGCAGACCATACCTGTATTTCCTGATCTCCGTTTACACTAGAAAGTGCAACACCCATAGCCCTCATAAAAATCTCATAGTCAGAGAAACTCTTTGTCCCCTCTACAACTATAATCATCTAAAATTCCTAACCATATTTCTTACTTCCTCTGGTGACATACCAAAGGTATCTACTTCAATTATGTCTTTACCTTTTATAGAGTTATTTTGAATATCTCCGCAGTATAATTTATTATTATACATCCAATAGGCTTTGTTGTCAATAGTTGTTATATCAACCAGTTGCATATTTTTTAACTTCTTGGCTTCTTTAATGTTATATGTCCAAATACAAAAACTTATAAAGGATGTAGTTAATAGAAAATAGTAAATCGGATTTGAGTACACTGTTGATTATTTTTCTTTGAGGGAGTCTAGGATCTTTAAAAGGTTAACCGCTTCTTTTTTGGATGCTGAAAACACATCTACTGGAATAGCGTTGTCGGTATCTATTTCGCCATCATTTTTAATGCTTGCTGAATAAAAAGTGTTATTATATACCCAATATGCTTTATCATTTACAATAGCAACATTTACACTTTGCTTATCAATTAATTTTTCTATTTGAGATTGTCTTTTATTTGTCTTGTTCATCTTTGGACTCTTTAAGTTTGGACTCGAAGGTAGCCTTGAGGAGAAGAAACTCATACTCAAGTTGGGAGCATTTTGAACGATAATACTGAAGCAAAGATTGTAAAATCTCAACATTTTTCTCACTATTCATCACAGACCTTTCGACTATTCTATTCTATCTATTAAAGTCGTTTTTGTCAATATATTTTCTTAAAGAGAATGCTGAATCGTACCATAGTGGATCATTTGATTTTTGTGCTCTAATTCTTTGAATAGCATTCCATTTAGAGCGAGACCAAGCATATCCAGAGTCTCCACCCCAAAGTAACCATGCAATTTTTCCATTTGATGGTCTTTCTGCATTGTTCCAGTCTTTACCTTTTTTATCAACTTCGTGACGTGAAAAGAAGGAGTACATTCTTGCTACTGTTTCTGGACTTAATTCTTTTCTATTTGACAAATCTCTTGCACGAGCAACTCCTACGGAAGTACCACCTCTGCCAAACTTTCTTCTTAGTTCTAAACCTCTACGTGCATTGTTTGCCATAGATTCTGTAGGTCTTAAATCTAAATCTTCTATAGATCTTTTAGACATATCGTCTTCATGATTTGGGTTATCCATATCGTCTTGAACATCGCTACCAACGGTTACATATCCATCTGGAATAACTGCAAATCTACAAGCACCTTCTTCTTCAATAGGCATATCTAATATTGCACAAGCAACTGAAGATTTATGAAGTGCACAGTTTCCACACTTTACACCAATTGATGCATTTTCATTTGTAACACCATCTTCATATCCAACCCAAATTCCTTCTGCCTTATCTAATGGTCCTGCTTCTTGTGCTAATTTTAAAAGTGAGTCTGCAAGCATTTGCTCTGCATCAGATAGTTGATCGTATAGTGGCTTACCTTCCCACTCTTCTGCTTTTGTTACTTTTTTACTATCTGCTTCTGCTGCATATAATGCACGTTGTTGTTGAACTGCTGAGCCTCTTGTTTTATGGCAACCATGTGCCCCTGATGGTCCTACTACAGCATATCCGCCCTTGCATCCTGGGCCGTTTCTAATAATATCGTAAGGCATAGTTAAATTATATCACCTTCTTTTAGTATCATTTTCATGCTTATAAATAAGGTTTTCAAGAAAAAATCTTTCTTCATCTGGTAGAGTATCTTTGACTTTCATTACATGCTCTATATCTTTAATCATAACCATTGGGGTACCGTCTTTATCAAACATCATTTCAATGTGACCATCATTCCATAGTTTAAATGCTAGTTCGTTGATCATCTTAAAATGTTCATCAAATAGTTCTGGCATTAATTCTTGACACTTAGGTGTTAATCCAAAGGTAAACTGTCCACTTTTTTCATCGAACCCTATGACTTCTAATACTCCCATTTCTATAAGTTTTTCAATTAAACTACTATACTCTTCTTCGTTCATATCATCGATCATACTAATCTATACCCTCCACTAAACCAAGATTCTTGTTTTGGCTTTATTTTATCTGGTAAAAAGTCATCTGCGTTATCTGAGTCTACTCCACCTTTGGACCAAGTATGTATATCTACTTCTTTAATTCTATTTCTTTCTGTGTTTACAATTGCATTATAAACAGATCCACACATAGCGTCTGCCAAGTCTTTAGACTTTTTGCGAGGGTGATCAACCTTACTTCCTATAATTCTAAGTTCTAACAATTCTTCTAATAATATATCAATATGAGGTGCCATTACTCTTTCTTCATAGAATAGCATAGTCAAATCTTCATAGTGTTTCTTTGCTACAGATAGAGTATCAGTCTTTATTCCTACCTGTTTTAATTCTTGTTGAATATCAAACGATTGCCAACGATCGAATGTTACTAATCCTAATTGAAAACCTTGTCTTCTTAAATCTATAATCCAATTTTTAACTTCACTAAGGTCTACTGGACCTTCTCTTTTTGGCTCCCACCAAGCGATGGCGTCTACAACTACATATGGAACTATCTGTTCATAATTATTAAATGATTGAACGCTAACCCATTTATCAACATGGGCAATTGAGACTGCACACTTATCATGTTTTTGTGCCAAGTCAGCGTGAACATAGTATACAACGTCTTCTTTTGGTTTAAAGTTTATGTCAAATCTTCTAGCGTTATCTAATGGATTACGAACCGATAAAGCCTTTTCTATTTTATCTCTTGATTTAAAGAAAGCATCTGATGATACTGTTGGCATACAAGCAAAACGCATTAGTGCATCCCCTGGGTCGGTTAAAAATGCTATCTTAAAATCTTCAATCTTTCTTGTTGGATTCATTTCCCAAGTTGGTCTACGCAAGGCAAATACACCTGGATATTTATATGCTTCTATGTGATCTTCGTCCCACTCTACTTCAAATGAATTGTTTGGATCTTCTTCACTCATTAATGGATTAATTACAAATTTATGTTTTCTAAGTACTGTTTGTTTTTCTGCAACAACATCCTCATATCTTTTGGAAATAAAATCACCTTTATATCTAGGAAATGAAAGTAAGATTACTTTTCCATAGTCAGGGAAACGAGAATCTACAGAACCTCTAAATGCTTTATACAGGTTATCTGCAGTTTTACCTTGATCATTTCCACCAGAACCTTCCATTGAGAATCCAGATATTTCATCAAGAACTGCTAAGACTAAGTTTAGTCCTTCCGCTGATTCTCTTTCAGAGTGACCAGAGTAAACTGTAATTGCTTTATTAAATTCTATATTGTCTACTTTTGCTTCATATTTTCCTGCAAACCATGGAGACTGTTCAATTTTTGATTTAAAACCCTTAAAGAATACGTTCTTTGCTTGTTGTGCGTTTACTGCTACGTTAATAAGATCTATAGCGTCACCACTTGGTTTTCCAAAATATTTAGAAGGATCTTTTAAGCACAGTAGTTTATATACAAGATAAGCACATCCAATAGTAGAAGTGTGATCTTTACCACTACCTTTGCCACACATTAGAATAACTTCTTGCTTTGTATATTTTTTATAATGCTCTTCGCCTTTTTCTTTTCCAAACAGCCTTATCAAATCTTCTTTTTTATATATTTGACTCATGCATTCTGCAAGTGTGTATTGGTATTCAGACAACTGAGGTTGATTTAAAAAGTCTTTTCCAGTAACAAATGTTTTTATATCTACTGGCTCTTGTTCAAATGGACTTTCGTCTAGTGCCTCAATAAAGTCACTAAAATCAATCGTTGTCAATTACAACCACCTCAGTTTGAATCTCTGAAAGTCTTTTCATAATTTCTTCTCTAATTTCAGGATGGCTGGTTGCAATATCTTTTAGTATTTTAATAAGTATGTCGTGCTTTCTTTCCATTTCAATAATTTGTTCTGCTATTTCTTTGTTGTCTAATAAACCTGCTTTTTGTAACATTTCAAGTCTTTTAGTTTCAATGTCTGCAATAAGTTTAATTGATGTAGTTTTTGCTGTTAGGTTTGCTGTTTGATCTGCTGAATCAATGACTTCGTATGCTTTTTTAATTAGAGATGAAAAATGTTGGTCTGCACCAGCAAGTGCTTCTTTTGCTCTTGCATGAATGGCTTGATTATTAGATGCCATAATACGCCAGTCATTTAATAATGACATAACTCTTGGTCTAGGAATATCTAAGGATCGTGAAATTTCTGCAGCGTCAAAACCCTTTAGGTATTCAGAAGCGACTTGATTAACTAAATCTAAGTGTTTTACTAAATCATCCGTGCTCATTTAACGTCCTCAATAGTACAAGGTAGCCAATAAGATCAAGTATTGTATCCTCTGATGCATATTCGCTCCCTTTCTTTATTCTATTTAGTTTATCATCAATTCTTATATATAGTTGTTCTTTAGGGTCTGACTTACTA